ACCAATAAGAGTTGCTCTAGGATCTTGAGTTGCACCTAAGTTAAAATAAAAGAAAGGACGATTGGTTGCTTTAGGCAAATCCTTTGCTGCTTGTGTCTTACCACAACCTGCAGGACCAACCATCATGATATTTTTACCACGAACTGCTGAGCGAACAAGATACTTCCATTTAACATCAGACATTTCTAATGTCGAAGGCTTGATCTTATGAGCATTCTGAATAAGTTGCATTACTGGATCAAGTTCTTTTTTCACTGCTGATTCTGTTTGTGGTTTAGGTAAATCTTCTAATTCGATGCCTTGCTTACTCATTCGCTTGGCTCTACCCGTCGATTCATCAAATAAAAGGATTTCATCATTATTAAATGCGTGCTGGATCATGATAGGACGGAACAAATTCGTAATATCATTATCAGTACCAAATTCGATGATTACATGTTTGCCATTGACTATGGTTGGCACTCCAATTTTCTTGTTTTTCATAACTCTTTATTTTCTATATTATATGAAATAAGAGTTAAGAATCCAACCTTTCATCAGATTTTTTATGTTTTTTCTTGCGATTGTAAGATTTTTTGTTCTTATGCACCGCAGGACGCGTTGCCTGCCAAATTTCTTGCATAGTTACTTCAATCTTTTCCATGACATTAATATATGAAAAAAGATACAAAGATCCAAATTACCACTTACGGCAAGACCAATATCTAGCAGATGTTCTATCTTTGGCAGTATGACATTTGTGTCTAGCTCTAAATGAACGTCTACGTGCTGGATTGCTCTTACGTATTCTCATATTAGGATCGCCAAAGTTAACCTTTACAACGTTGCCTTTTTCGTTCTTAACGTAGACTTTAAACTTCTTAACATCGCCACGCATTGGTTTACCTAATTTAACCTTACGACCTTGATATTCTGCTTCTGTAATTACATCAAATTTTCCTGCTTTGATATCTTCCATCATTGCAATTGCACATTCCGTACAAATTGACATTTCTTCCATAGTTTCAACCTTAATGCATTTGTCTTTACCATTTTCAGTTCCAGCATATCGATATCCATCCCAACATGCTTTTCCGTCTGCACCTTTAATTTTTGCCATTATAGCTCCTGACGAATTCCTAATTGTGGTATTCGTTTTTTCCATACTGATAATATTTGCATTTTATCTTCTGGAGTGATTGATTTATTGTTTACCCAAATATCTAAATAATCATTGATAACTTTAGAAAAAGGTGTTCTTGTTTTTTTAGCTCGCAAATACAAACCTTGAATCATTGCATCTATTTCTTTAGGCAATGTAAAGTAACGAGCTGGAGGTAATTTACCAGATTCTATTTTTGCTCGCATTGCTTGATCTGATGGAATAAATTTACTGTCAATTGTATTCCATCCTGATTGTGTTATGTGCTCAATTTCATGGCGAAGCGTGTCACGCAAATCCATTGCAACTTCTGATAATAATTTAGGATATTCTGCAGGATCCATCTTGAAACGAATTTCAATAAGTGGCATTTCATCTGAATAACGTTTTGTGTTATTATATGCATCGCCGCCTACATGTAAATCATTAAAGCCTTCAATCCATTGTACTTTTAATTCTAAATAGAATTCAACAGGAATATCTGTGTTTTCTATTTCTTCAAAGTATATATGATCAAAGGTTGCTGGATCTTCTATATTAGGAACTTCTTCGCCTTGTTTGAAATAAATCTTTTCTCCACCAAAAAAGCCTTCTGAATCATTCTTTGATTGATAACTGTCTTTAATAACTTTCAGTAATGTATTTGATAGTTTAGTAACTAAGCTATCATAACGACCTTCAACAATCAATTTTTTTAACGATATCATATTAATAAATATCACTCAAGCAAATTGTAATTCCAATATTTTTCTTTGTCTTGATTAAAAGGGTTTCCTGTTTGTTGATAATAACAATTAAGACAAAGCAATTGCAAATTTTCTAATTGATGATTTGTTTCATCACCATCGATATGATCTAATAATACTGGTACAGTGTCATCAGTTATCCTACGTTCATCATATCCGCAAGAGGTACATTCTTCTTTGAATACTCCTAATGCTAATAATCTATTACGTAGCTTCCATGATGGATAATTAGGATGCTTACCTGACAATATGTTATCAATAGAGTAGATACCCTTAGATGCTTTTTGAACATCTTTAGGAATACCTACCCCAAATTGATTTTTATGTAGCTCATACAATGTTTTACCTGTTTCTCGGTCTGTATATAAACGAGCATATTTTTTATAAGTAGTAAATGATACTTTGAGAAAGCGAGCTGCCTCTGCATTGGACTTTGTATTTTCCATTGCATAGCGAATTTCACTTTCAGGTATATCTAAGGCTGTTTTGCCTATACCATATACATACTTATATTGTTTATCTGACATTAATAAACTCCATGTTTGCGTAGAACTGCTACTGCATCCTTTGGCATTGTCTTTTCATCAAACATTTCCTGAAGCAATGTTTTTAATTTTGCTGCTTGATCAGTAAAGAATGAAGAATGTACTTTAGATTGTTTTTGAACTTCCGCAATCCAGAATGAATAAACTGGAAATGCATCATCGAATCGATCAGCATCTGTACGATTTTCCCAATATTCAATTTGATCCTTTAAAGGCCACATATGAATCGGTAAGTCTGGATCTTTTCTTATACCAGGTTTACGTACCTGATATTTTTCTTTATTCATATTTTTTGATATGAATTTATCCATAATGTTGATTGATCGGTCTTTTGGCGATTCGCCAGTGTGTGCAGATTTTCTACCCATTTGTTTTGATTTTATTTGTTAATATAACTAATTTACGCCATGCATCTTCTGCTGCATAGATATATTTTTTAAAACTTACAATGTCTTGTTTCTCCCGGGCAATGTCAGCATGTTTCATATTTCTATGATATGTTGCATGCAACAAACCTATTCGTATTTTAATAAACAATTTCATTTCTTCTTTTGTTTTCTAACAATTGTTTTTAATTTAAACTTATTAAGTATCATGCTAACACGTATACATTCATCATAACTATCTTCATATATTGAACATTTCCCAGCCTGATCAACAAGTATAGCACATTGATATGCTTGATGTTCATTATAATCGCAATATGACATCAAACAATCTATAACATGTTCAAATGTAATTTTATCATCATTAAATAATACTATTTCATGAAGACCTCTATTAGATTTCTTGTAAACTTTCTTTGACATCTCTGATAATTACACATTGTTCGAATAATTCTCGTTGTTCAGCAAATCGTAACGCTTCTGTTAAAAATTTTATTCTACGTTCTAGATCCCATTGTTCTGGCCAATCCCATTGATCAGTAGCCATAATATTAATAGATTCGATAAATAAACGTTCTATAAAATTATGATCCATAACTTATTATATTAAAATTCAGACAAAAATCCAAATTTAAACATACTTTGAATTTTTATCAATCGTAACAGCATCAAATCGAACCCAACCATAATCATGTAATAAACTAACATTATTTGGTAATTTAACATAATACCAAGTCATCATTCGATCATCAACTTTACTTTTTTTAGCTACACCTACTGGATTAGGCCATTCGATTGTAGCAATAATATTATTTACTACACCATTATTAATTGTAGGTTCATTTCTTACATTAGCATAATCATGTTTAGATGTTTTTCTAGGATATAATGTTTTACCGATAGTGATATATTGTTCTCCATGATCTTCAGAATCAGATGATTTAGTACCAGACTGTTCTTTTGCATAACGATCAAATGCATCTGCGTTAGATTTCATCCTTGATACTACGCCTCGCATATTGCCTGGGTTAGTATAATTTGGATGATTTAAATATTCTTTTGAAACTTTATCCCATGCACCTTGATTAATCAATTTAATTGTAGCAGGGCCTAAATCTCCTCGATATGAAGCATTCATGATTGCCATTTGAATGTATTTAGGGTATGAATCATATTTTGGAATTCTTCGTCTAACGTCAGATTCAATTTTTTGAATTCCTTTTGTTAACAATGCTTCAGCTTGTTTCTCTGAAATTTTCATTCCGGGCTTTAGATCCGGAAATATTGATTTAGTAGTACCATATCCAATTGTTACTACCCCTTGAACTTGTTTAGGTGATTTTACAGGTTTCATTGTTGCATCATCATAAGTTATATGAAGACCATTATCATCAGTAACCTTGCCTTCCCATTCTTTTACCTTTTCGCGAAAGTCTGGATCAACTGATAATGATTCTGATAGTAAATGTTTTAAACGTATCATTATTTACCTTTTTGTTCGCGAATAATTAATTCACCTAAAACTTCTAAACGACCTACCTCACGTTGAAATTGAATTTGAGTCATTGATGTAGATATTTTTTTATACGTAGCATCATATTCTTTTTTAGCTTCATCTAAATCAAATTCACCGGCGGCTGCTTTTTTATAGTAGGGCAATTTAACTTTGAAATGATGCCAAGTGAGTAAAGCTAACCCGCCTTTTTTCTTTGCATTATTAACAATCTTTTCAGCACCGGATTCTCTAGTATCTGCGAATGTCTCAAAAGTTTCAGATTTGTCTTTTGATTCAAAAAGTAAATTCATTAGTTTCATATTAATAAATATTACTTTTTTGTTTTATCTTGTTTGAATTCAGTTATATATGAATAATCTGTTTCAAATCCACCTTTTCCTTCAACGCTATAAACAGTCATGTCGATTTTATATCCTGGATTTTTATCGATTCTATTATATGTCCATGCATTATCCATCCATATTATTCTGTTATTCGGATAAATAAAAAAGTTTCCATTATCCATTTTAAATACATGTCCACACTTATGTTCAGGGGTTTCAGAAAAATTAGTATCTAATACATTTCTATTTTCATGAGACCAATCTAAAGTAAACATATATGTACCTTGACGTTTAGTACCAGTAATAGAAATTAAATCAGCTCGTAAACCCGATAATCGCTCTCTTATTTGGACATCAATATATGAAGAAAAGCAATCCCAATATACATGTTCTGTTAATGGCAATTTTTCAGCATCCTTTTTCCAAACAAACGCATGAATTGGTCGCCTCGTCCAATTTACTCCATTTTCTAGAAATGCTTCAAATAATGGTGTTCTTTTTTGTATTGATGCTACACTATGAACGTCAGCTAATGTAAATTCACCGGTACCTTTTTCATGATTAAACATGAATTCATTTCTGATGTAACATGTAACTGTTGGAATGTTTGCATTTAAGTATGCCATATAACTTATTTTTTATTTTTTGAAATTTCAACTGCCGCTAATTGAGCTAATGCTGCTTTTTTAGATTTAGGTTTTTTAGATAAACGACGACCAGTTTCAGATGTAGCAAAGTAACCTGACTCTGTTTTTTCTATGCGTTCTGGCATTAATTTTTTAAGATGATTCTTAAAGTCAGCAGGAACAAATTGAGGTTGTTGCATATTATATGAATCCATGTTTGAATCATGCTGCATTTCATTCATCAAGAAATCGCCAACCTCTTGTATATCATCTTTTGAAGTAGCAACGTGATCTGCTGCCCAATCATGTCCATCACTTAATATTTCCTGAACTTGACTAGGATCTAATTGCAATAATGCATCTACATATTTCTTAATTGTTTTTAAATTACCAAAGAACATATAATTGCCATCTTTATCATTACATCCACCATTGCCTCCGCAACCACAACTACATTCATTTAATTTTTTCATAATATTCCTCGTTATCCAGCTGGCGTAAATGTTTGCGTTGTCCAAACTGAACCGTTATGTATATATAAAGTATTCGTTGAAAAACTCCAATAAACACTACCTCGTGTTGGCGTGCTTGGTTCAGTTGTTGGTAAAATAAAATTACCCGAACTACCTAGTGTACTTAAATTCATTATCAATGTACTAGACCCCGTAATACTACCGCTAAGTGGGCCATTTAAACCTAATGATCCTGTTATCCCTAACGATCCTGTAATTCTTGCAGATCCCGTAAATGGGAAACTAGAAGCATTTGCAGCAAATGATGCGGTTGTAGAAAAAGATGCTGTTGTTGCAAATGATGCTGAGGTTGCGATACCAACTAATGAACCACTAAATGACCCAGTTGCTACAATTGTATCTGTACTTACACCACTTAAAGCATCAATTGCTCTAGTAATATGTTCTGCTTGAATTGTGCCACCGTTAGTAATTCCGGTTTTATTTATTATCGCCATCTATATTCCTTTTTTTATAAATAGGCCAATTTTTAGTTTTATCATTTAGCCATTCTTGTCGATCATCGCATCCACAATCTTCATTTAGAATCTGAGCAATTTGTTTTGCTAACTTATCTAAACCAGTTGCTGCAGTTATTTTTTTGATGTCATCACCTAAACCTTTACTCGACATAACGTGCTCCATTTTTGATTTTATTTGCTAACTGAATCATCAATGTCTGCCATTGCGGAGTTCTAGGAATTTCAAAAACTCGTTTTCCTGGAAATGTATATGTCATTTCTGGCTTCATTAACTGCATATGACCTGTATCATCAATTCCTAATACTTGATGTGGCACGTTTTTCATAGTAATATTATTGCTTGGAATCATAGTGCAACGACCTGGGTGTTTCCATTGGCCCATGGGATCTTCAATTGCATTTGTTTTAGTTATAATATCTGACCATTCAGATTCTGATAACGTTGATTGTTTATTAACGTGTTTAGCTAATGACTCAATAACTGATTCATCGATATTTAATTTACCATATGTAGATTTATGTAATAATTCTTTTAATTTACCTAAGTAACCTTTATTACGTAAATGTTTATATGCTAAATTTTCTATAGAATATTCTCCAGATGCTTCTAATCCGGATGCTCTTAAATTTCTTAAACGGTCTAATATATCTTTTATCTTATAATCTAAATTAGGATCATCTGATTTTAATGCATTGATTTCATATTCGTACGGAGCTGCCTTATGTTCAATATCAGAATCATCAATTGATATAATATCAGCTGACGGTTTTCGTATCCACTTATTATGATATAATGAATATACACCTACCGATGAATGTAATTCGTCATTTGAATCTTGAGCATACAACTCAATATTCATTCCTTTATATTTTAGTGGATAATTAGTATTCCATATACTTTTCTTAGCACGAAGATATTGTTCTACTAAATGTAAATTATCGCCGACTTCTAAATAATTGATAACTACATGTAAATCGATATCACTATACTTTGTCCAATTATAATTAGCATTACTACCAATCAAAATAATATCTAAAATAGTAGCATCTGTTTCTAGAAACTCATAAAAATGTTTTGCAATTTCTAGAAACTTTTCTTGTAGATTTCCTTTAAGATGAAATTCATCCCATAATTTTGGATTCAAAGAGTTTTGTGTCTGATATTCGTTTAGCATCTATTATAAATATCCTTATTTCCAAAATAGCTGTACTAAAATAAGTGAAAATGCTAATACTAAAGATATTCCCGTTTTAACATTAATTGCTTCTTCTCGAAACATATATGTCATAACAGTAAATATAAAAATGCCAGCAGTGAATGATATAAATCTACCGGGCCAAAATAAATTACCAAAACCTGATACTGCAAGTCTCGTTGCATCCATAAACAACCACGTAATAGGAATACCTAATACCATTAAAAGAAAACGATGTTCTTTAGCCCATGGCCAAATCAAAGGTCCATTAACTTGTACCCATACTATGATTTGTCCGAATAAAAATAAGAAAAATGAAAGGGCGATATGTTTATAGTTCATACTAAATAATAAGGAATAATTAAATTGATTCCAAATTATTCTTTATCCTTAGATGCATATTTGACACCCATGATGGTTCCTACTATAGAAAATGCATTTGTTAACAATATACCAAACATATTACTCCAAGTTGATCCAATATTTGTAGTATCTTTATTTGCAATTATAGCAATCGCATATAAAATAGTTGCAGTAATACCTACACCTATAATGATATATAATGCAACTTTAACAATCGTACCAATCAATTCGAATTGTGTTTTACGTTGCAATAAATCTAAATCATTAATTGCTAATTCTTTAGCTTCTTCAGCTTTATTTCGTAACACTTCCGATTCATCTAATGCAGCCTTAAGTTCTGCCATTAAACATTCATTGTCAGCGGCTGCTGTTTCTAATGCTTTGTTTTGATTTTGTACTTGCTTAGTTACATCTAATCGTTTTTTTCTATTAGATATATCTCGTTGTTTACATTCTTGCAAATATGTAGTAAATTCTAAATCAGTTGGGTCTGATTCAACAAGTTTGAGTAAATTGCCTTCAAGATATATTTTTTTATCTTTTGCAATTTTTAAAAATAATTTGCTTGTAACCTGATCAACAATCATTTATCTATAAATTTTAAATGGCGCTGTTTTATTTTTATACCCATCATAATCAGCTTTAAATGCTTCTAATCTAGGTTCAATATCATCTGATTTAATAATCCAAAATTGAGCGCCGACCGACTTTGCTTTTTCTATTTCTACTTGATCTTGCGACGATGAAATGATTCCTATTACACACCCATTTCCATATTCATGATTGATTTTTCTAATCATTTCTATTCCATCAAAACTAGAACCTATAATATTTAAGTCAACAAATACGCATTCTGGTCTTTCATGACCTGGATCATCCGGGAACCATTTTTTAAACATTCTATCTGCTTCATCAGAACTATCTAAAGACTCAATAGAAAGTGCCATATCTAATAAAGAACACGCATCTTCAAAAACAAGATGAAATAAATTTTCATCATCTATTAACATTAATGTATCAATCATAATTAAATTTCAATTTTAATTCTAGTTCCAAATTCCGTTTTCTCAGCGCTTACATTAAATCCATGCTCTTTAAAAATTGCAATTGTTATGTTCAATCCTAAACCTGTACCTTCTTCTTTTTGGCCGGATTTTCTTGCATATGGTTTAGATAATTCGATAAAGTCATCATTTGTTAAACCTCTACCATTATCTTCTACATATAAATATTTATTGTAGTATATTTTAACCCATTTAGTATCTGAATCGTTATATTTTAAGCCATTTCTGATTAGATTATCAATAGCTGTACAAAATAATGCTTCATTAATATCTATAGTTGGTAAATTATCATGTAGAATAACTTGATTTTTATATGCTGTTAGTTTTAAGTATGATTCTAATACATCTTTAATATTGCATGATGTTTTATGCAATTCTGCATGTTCTTTGACTAAATTTGTAAATTCATATACGCCGGCGTATACTTTTCGAGCATGCTCTAAACCATCTTCAATTAATCGCAATGGAGATTCTATTTTAAGTGCGTCGATATCTTCTTGTTTCAATCTTCTCTTTAAAGATGATATGCCACGCGGCAGATATGTATTAATTCCGGAATGCATATCATGTCGAATTATCTTAGCAGCATGTTCTAGATAAATATTTTTTTTACTTAATTCATTAGATGTAAATGCTTTATTTTTTAAAAATTCTAGTACTACCATGAAGAAAGGAGGCATAAAGGCAATTACACACGAATATCCAAACACAGCTAACTCATATGAGTTTTTGCAAAGTCCAAATACAATACATGATTGTACTGTAAAAAATGTAAACATGATTAATGCAGCTATGATAAGTGCAACGCGAGATCGTTTTGATATGCCGTCTAATGCTGACACTTTTAAAGATCTGACTTTTTGAATCCTAATTTTTCAAAGATCCATTTTGATGGACAAAAACCAGTCCAAACACCAGTTTGTAACATTATTATAACAAACAACACTATATACCAATTACGAAATGCTACAGCTGTAAATAGCACAATTGACATTAACAAATAAACAGCTCTAATAGATGTCCAGATTTTCATAATTAATACATCCCAATTGTTTCAAAAAATGCAATTTTAAAACGTATTGCAACTCGTTTATACCATGGTAACTGTTTAAATTCTTTTGTTTCAAATATTGTCATTTTCGATCGCCTTTATGAAGGTCTATTTTATCTAGAATTATATTCAATGCATTCATATCAATGAATCCTGCCATCGATGCATTTTTAAGAGCACTTATTA